GTAACAGTGTATCACCAGGATCATGTATACTTCTTGGACCCAAAACAGTTGCATCTTGTGTTTTACTTCCTGGCATCTTTTCTGACAATTCTCTCATTGCTTGTATTAATTCTTGCATAGGAATGTCTAATCCAGGAATTGTTGGAGCAGAAACAGATTGAATCCGATCTGCTGTTTTTGCAGCCATCTCTTTTTTAGCTCCAGAAATTATCTCGTCTAGTTTGTCTGGAGAAATTATCGTTGGTTCTGGTTCTGGGCGAGGAACATCCCGCAAACGTTGATTTCTCATTAAATCTGCTTCTGGTCCCCAAAGTGCTCCTTCTTCTTTAGTCCTTTGTATTTCCAAACGCATTATTTTTTCGGGATCTTCTTCTCGTGCTATTCTTCTGTCGTAACTATCTATTAATCTTGCATGTAACCTATGTTTTTCTTGTTCTGCTGCTTTTAAGTCACTTATTGATTTAGTAGTTTCCATCACATCTTCTACAAATTTCTTTGCAACCAAAGTACCTACAGCCAAAGTAGTGACTGTCAACCCAGCCATAACCAAACCACTTGCCCCAACAGACAATCCCAATGCTGTAAATAATGCTCCCTTGATTCCTTCTCCAATATTATCTAACAAGCCCCCACCAGCACTTCTGCCCTGATTTGTTGCAATTTTCTTAACATTGTCCAATAATTCCTTAGTCCATTTCGCTTTGTATGCTTCCTTATCAAAGAAAAGTTTCCAAGATTCCACTTGTGGATTTCTCAAACTAGGAACTTGCTGTTGTCCTGACTGAAAAAGCTGATCCAACCCAGGATGTCTCATTTGAGGAGCAACAGGACTAACTCGTTCGGTAATGTGAGATTCTTTTGTACTACTCATGGTGTCAGACAATCCCATCAAAGGATCTAACATCATACGCACAGGTTTATACATCGGACCCAAGATTGCTGCGGCTGTTGGAACTGCTGCCTGTTTCGCCAATCCATACGTCTTCGAAAGTGTTTTTTGAACCATTGTTTGTGGTGTACGTGCTTTTCTTGTTTGTTTCACACCTGCTTGAGCAACATCTAAAGATGCATTCAAATCAGTTTCTTCAATTCCTGTACTTTCAGTTACTTGTTGCAATTTTTCTTGCAATGCCTTGATTTTATGTGATTGCAAAATCCAATACTGTTTCTTCTCTTCAATATATTGTACACTTCCCAACAATTGATCTGCTTTTTCTTGGCTGAGTATATCCCCTCGCATTATTTCTTGAATCAATACAACAACTTTCTTAATGCGAACCACTAAACCATCCAATTCTTTCTTTTTAGGACCACCCTTATATGAATTTGCCAAATTTTCGAAGAATGTGAGATAGTCTCGTGTGTACTTTTTCTCTAAAGCAGACAAAATCTGCACGCTGTGCTTGTCATATGCAATATGGTCAGATCGTTCCATCCTATCCATTTACTAATCCTTTTTGTTGTTCTTGTTGATCCTTTATCAAACGTGAGTAATGCCAATCTAAAATACGTGATTGTGTAACTCGAATTTCTCCTAAAGAAAACCCTGGAACATGTTTACACAAGTAATACTCACGCTCCAAAACAGTCTCTAAGGGTCTCACCATACGGATAAAGGAATTCAAAGCGAAAGGGAACGACTACTTCGTCTTCCCCCCCACATTTTGAACATGTGAATGTTGTCGTAATTTCGGGACCATGTACATGTTTCGGATCTTCCTGAAACAACCTGAGTCGGGCCAAATCCCTGGCCGACCAAACTTTCATTTCTCGCATCAAAGTAATTATGTCTTTATCTGACACAATCGTTCTTGCCCACCTAAACATATATGCCTCATCTGGATTGCTCTCTTGGAACTTTTCTATTGCAAGTTCATCTCCAACATTAAACAATCTCAAATTCACTGCTTTTCCAGAAACTGGCAATACTACTTCTTGTGGGAATGTGACATCTTCTGCCAGATATCTCACACCCAATTTCCGCAAATCAACACTAACATCTGATTTTTTGAGACAATGACTACAAAGAGTTCCTTTCAAAGTCACATTCTCAGAATAGGAATTGATGTATTCCCAAATAATTAAGTACAGACGATCCCCCAACGTCAACATTTTTGGATCAATTCCTTGCACAACCCGTTTCAAAACAGGATAGAAATTCCGCTCCAAATTTACTGGATTGATCTGAGAAAGCAACATTTCGTCTTCGCCGTTATATGGCCGAACTAAAATGTTTTCTGCAGGAATATCATAGACCTGACCTTTGGAAGGCAAATTGATAGGTAAAAATGTATCGCTCATTTCTCTTTCTCCTCATAATTCTACCACAAAACATTACCAGCTGCTGTAGATGTTGCTGATCCCAACAAACCTCCAGAAGAACCCAATGCTCCAACTGTTTTTGTCAATACATCGTCAGCTAATCCCATTGCTGCTGATCTAACTTGACCGATCAAACTTCTAGTCTCAATTCGATCCACACTAAGATTGAAACTCACCCGTTGAAGATCATTCGCTGAATACGATGGATCAAACACAGGACGCTGTGATACAAACGCACCATGTAATTCGAACCTGACAGACTCTACACCGGAACGATCAAAGAAGTGCACATATATGGTTTTCGCATAATTACTTTTCGGTGCATAAAATCCATCTTTTGATATCATTTGATGATACCAACCATCAAAATAATCAATTACCGAATTATCTATGGGCATTACAAAGGTCAAACCTACATTAGTGATAGTCTGGAGACCTGCATAGAACCTTTGGAATGCCCCATATTGCATTGTACTCAGGGAAGCAATACTATAATTTCCAAACCGGACATCCTGACACATTGGAGCAATCAAATGACCATACACCCCATTTATGAAATGAGGCATAAACAGTCGCCACTCATACTTCCGCTGTAAAACCCACGTCTTGGAAAGAGTGGAATAAGTAACTCCTGAAATGTCAAACCCGATTGGTTGAATCTTAGGAATTTCAGGTAAATTCAACATCTATTATGCCTCTTCCCAACGATCAAATGCCCAAGTCACTGGGAATTCCACTTCTGAAGAATCTCCGTATGACATGCTCACTTCACCGATGTCTGCAGGATAACAACCAATCAAATGAATTGTCAACCAAGTGTCTCCTGGTTGGTCCAAACACTTGAAGAAAATGTCAGATTTAATCGCCAAATCCAATCCACCAACACCAGTCTTTGCATTCACAATAGCTTGATGCCATCCATACAAAGCATCAAAAGTTTTCTTGTCAGTAGACTCAATAAATGTGGTTCGCCAAGAATGTGACATTTGCAATTTTCCTGGATAAACCAATCCTGGAGTACCTTTGTATGGTAACAGAATCTCACCGACAGATCTTCCAGGAATCCCTGCAGTACGACAACGTGTGTCTAATATATCTGCATCGCCTCCTCCCACAGGAGAAGTGAACATGACTTCCCACAACCATTTCTTTGCAGGATTGTTCAGGTTATTCTTAAGTACATCAGTTCCCATTGATGCCATTTTTTAACTCCTTTACAAAACTACAAAACTCCATTAAAACGTTTGACCTCTTGCAACCAACTCTTGGAACGATGCCCCAGTAGGAGTAATGACCGATTGCAACCGGATTTTCTCAGCAGCCCTTGCTGGCTTCAAGAACACATCCACATGCATTTCCAAACGATCTATGATGGCTGGAAGATTGTTTGTTTCATCACAAACCACCAAAAACCCATCATCTCCCAATTCCGTTTGAAACGCTCCCTGAGCAGACAACACTTCTAAATATGAATCTAACAAAGCCTTAACTCTGAAACGAGTTGTCTCATTATTGGTATCAAACAAGAAAGGTCTTAATGATACTGCCATTGACTTTTCAATGACAATCAACATTCTTCGCACATTTACACTGCTCAAAGCAGAAGTTTTCTTCTGCAACGTCTTTTGGGCCCAAATAACTGTTCCTTCACCGCGGAACATCTGAATAAAGTTCACCTGAGCAGCCTCTAACACGTTTCGTTCACCCTTAGTATACACATAAGAAGGTGTGATAACGTCCAATTGACCTCTGCGGAAACCAGCAGGAGCATTCCAAGGATTGCTCACATAATCTGTATATGCCATCTGACCTGCAACATGTCCTGACGGTGGCACATAAATCAATTTATCATTATATGAATCATAGATTTGCACCCAAGGTGCATACAACGCACAATATGAAGAATTAAAATTCTGTGTAGTCGTGCGGAAAGTGACTATATCTGTGACAGACTGCACTGAAGACCAAGGCACATCCAACACAGCAAAACAATCCGCTCTTGCTTCTGCCACAGTTTTCATCTTCGTTTGTACAGTAACTGAAGTTTCTCCACCATTGATCAAAATACGAATGTCGATGTCATCAGGGTTGGCAAACTCATCCCAACCATTTACCAAATCGGCATCAGTGATGGCACTTCCATCAGAACCTGAATCTAAATCCAACCGCATCAGTGATGGCACTTCCATCAGAACCTGAATCTAAATCCAACCTTGTACTTTGTTCTGTAGGCAGTACTGTGTCTGCTATGTCAGTATTGTCTGCCACAACAATATATTTACTTACGTTGTTAATCTTCTCTTCCAGATACAGTGATTTTCCAAACCCATCCACCTTCTCTTTGCGAGAAACAGTCCAACGTTCAACTTCATTGTAGTTCCCATCATCGTCTTGATAATAAACTACTATATCAAAAGTGTACTGATCCGTGGGAACTTCATCTCCACCGTCCACAACGTCCTCAATTGTCACCCCAATTTTATCATTCCAAACTCCAGGATTTGCACCCATCACTTGGAACAACACATCATCTTCCAACCCAGAAGCTACTGCGAACGTAGTGCTGGACTTGCCTGTGGCGAATGCAGCGTTACTCTCAGCTGATGTGGTAGCCATAATGTCCACACCACCATATAAGGCTCCATTTTCCACTCGCAAACAATACAGAGTATTTCCTCGAGCCAGGTACGCTAAAGCAGCATAATGGAAATAGTGTCCCGAGCTAGGATCAGGTTCTCCATATTCATTAATAAATTGCTGGTTGCTGGTAATCAGTGAAATTGCGTCTGTACTCCCTTTTGCTGAGTATCCAACAATTGCGGCAGAAGCTGAAGCGATAGTGGGGACGATATCACTAATATCTGTCTCAACAACGTACACGCCAGGACTGAGCATAACTGCACACATAAGCTTATTCCTTTACTTTCATATAATGTTGTGATTTGTTTACTTTTCCCTCTAATTGAGTAACCCAAATATAAGAAAATCCTTTTTCCACACAAAAATCATATGTGGCGTCCATTTTACAAATTGTTTCTTCAAACTCCAACCTATAAGATGGACGAATTTCCACAACTGCAATGTGTCCAGAAGAAAATGTAACTAAAAAATCAGGAACAGTGTACCGCTTTCCACCTGATTCATTCAAATAAGAAATTCTGAATGGTTCGTATTTGTAGGATTTTACAAACTCATTTTCCTCTAATTGTTGAAGATATAATTGTTCCCAAGAAGATCTATAAATAAAATCCCTTTTCATCTTCTTTGAGAAAAATCTACCTAAAACCTTTCCGTATCCCGAACTGAGACGATCGGCTGTTGCGGCACTTTGAAGGGTTTTTGAATCCTCACTATGAGAATGTCCAAAAAATGAATTTTTCTCCCCACAAGTTTCTCCACGTTTAGCTTTGCAAATACAACATATACAATCTTCTTTGTGTCCTTTTTCTTGAAGAGATTTTCCTTTTTGCCACAAAGACAGTTTCTTTCGATGTTCTAAAGTTTTCTCTTTACCTTTCAAAGAATTACTTACTCGTTCTCCAAAACCTTCTGGCTTTGGTTTTCCTATTAACACCAAACCAACTTTTTTACCAATCAAATCTCGAACTTCTTTTGAATGTGTTTTCCCTCGAAACGGAGGTATATGAACTCTCCCACATTTAGAACAACCACAAGGATCGTATGAATGTCCTTTCACATTAAGTCCCCCTTTGATCGTAGATTTCTATAAAAATTTCAAGCCACTTATAGATAAATGCTAATCGCTACACATTCTGTTATTCCTCTCTCAGATAAATGTTTCCGTTTGCTGTGTCTCCAGCTATTTCTTCTGAAACGAGCACTACAGTTAAATTAGTTACAGCATCATATGATGAAGACACCACGGTATACATTTCGTTATTTTCTGTAGAATTCTCCACAATAAACTGTTTGTTTTCAACAAAATCACCTGTTTGATCTTCATACACTGAAAATGTCTGAGCTTCAGAGTCTACTTCCACAATACCATATAAATTGGCTCTAAACATTCGTAAAGCGTCAGCCAATTCTGTATCTTGACTGGCACCGTCCACAACTATATCAGCAAAACTCTCCAAATCATCTTTATCGTATGTAGTCAAACGAATCTTGGAAATGATATTTGATGTAGGATCGCTGGATTCAATCAACCAACCCTGTACCCCAACATCCATGCGATAACAGAAGATTTTCCCCAAATTAAACACATCTTCTATGTACGATTCATCTACTGCGTAAGCAAATTCCAAATCAGGATTCATTTCCCATAGACCGTTGAAACTCAACACAACTTTAGGATCATCATGTTGCCATTGAATATATTTTTCTACACATTGCATCACTTTATCCAATGAATTCGACCAAAACCACATATTGTATGTCAGATCTACAGGATTGGCTTTCAAATTATAAACTTGTCCATCCTCTCCTGTGGCATAAAATCCTCTTCTAGCTACAACTGTTCTTTGTCGCTTCCAAGAAAACATCATTTTTGTTCGATAGATATTAATAAAATCCAAGAACGTCTGTCCCCGCTTCTCCGCAACCCATCGACGAGCAATTCCTTTAGGACAAAGCACAACACCTTTATTGATGGCATCCTCTGTCTGTGCTGCCAATGTGTCAATGCCTAAAATCGAACCAAAGCGATTATATGCCAATAACCGCATGGCCACATCATAACCATACAAAGATGAATCAGCCACGGGGACAACTCCTCAACATTTGCAAAAAACAATTCAAAGTTAGATTCTCAAATTTTGGTAAACGTGGATGTAGATTTTTTTCCATCCACCATTCTGCATAACCTTCAGGTCCAACAACTCCACATCGTTGAGCATCTAAATATTGCTTATGCATTAAGGTGGCAGTAAGAAGTGCACCTAATCCGTGTCGTTTTACATAATCAGTCGAAAAGTCGAGTTTTACCACAAGATTCATTTACTTCTCCCAAATCATACACCACAGTCACCTGTGATTTTACTTCTGCCAAGTTCATCAAATTCTTATTCTGAACTGAACCTCCAGGAGGCACAATAATTTTGCATCCGTTTGATTCTTCTAATTGAACTGATTGATCCGATGTGTTTCTTAATTCTTTAACTCTCATCATGAACTCCTCTTAACCCTTCTTGGTGCTGCCGCATAAATTCTGGTCAATGCAGCATCATGCATATTTTTAACAGCCACATCAACTACTTCAAAATCTTCTGTACCCTCATAATTCTGTGGTACAAATTCTGGTTCTATTCGAAACCATGAACGTAATGATACATCAATGTTAACTTTTTCCCCAGCTTCGGAACCTTCTAATGCTGTTGCTACATTTCCAAACCTAACCAATATAGGTAACTGACCATCATCAGTAAAAAGTCCCAATTGTTTCAATTTATTAGTAGAAGGTTTCCATTCCAAGAATACATTTGCCGTATATGACACATATTCTAGATCTTCTGGCACGGAATACACATCTAACTTCTCTGCTTCTGAATATGTGACATTGGTGGGAAGATAGAGTGTGCAAGTGATTCCGATAATATCAAGTGCCACGTCAACATAATTTCGTACCACATCGATTGTTCTTCTTGGAATCAATTTAGACATTATGATTTCTCGATTTCAAACCCAAACATGGTTTCTAAATACGACACTGCTGCTTCTGGTCCACCCATTCGAAATTCTGTCCAAGCGTCAGCTACATCTTCTGCAGCCATAGAATTCAATTCTCCAGATAAAACAACATAACCTTGATTTTCTAATGCGTGAACCAAACTTTCAATTGTTGATTCTGACAATTCTTGAAATTCACGATTAACGCTCTCGTGCAAATTATGAAACATATCAATTCACTCCCAATATATTCTTTATTTGACCCACATCCTCTGGTTTGATGTTCACATTTATTATTCCCTGCAAATCACCAATGATTTTCAAATACTGATATTTTGATAAGAACTTGAATGCAGCATTTGCATTATTCCAATCCCTCGCAAGTTGCACATCTTTCAAGATATCTTCTGGTGATGCATCTTTCGGCATATCCACGCTTCTAGCATCAATCCAAATTTGCCTAAGATCATACAACTCTTGAATACCATCTTCGATTTCTTTCAACTTCTGATGCAAAGAAGATAAGAATTTCTGTTGCTGTTCTCTTGACATTACCAGCATTGCTTTATGCAAAGTATCAAAATCAATTACATCTCGTTTCAATTCACCCAACAATTCATCTGCTTCTTGAAACGTACCTTTCATATCTTGCAAAATACCAGAAAAGTCATCCTTGGGATCATAATCCAATGGAACCTGTTTGGGTCCTTTCACCCAAACATGATTCAACATATCATAGATTCCTTCTGAACGATAATCTTGATTGACATCAAACTGAACAGATATTTCTATTGGGTGTTGTCCAACGTAAGCACCAAATTCATCTTTCCTCTTTTCAAACCACTTACGAACTTTTTTACATTCTGCCTCTGTCCAAGGAGTTGTTGGTAAAATATGAACATCTATATCGGTATCTTCCACATACTGATTTGTCGTGATTGACCCCACAATGTGAATCCGCTTTGCAAGGTTTCGAAGATCCAAGTCGGGATGTTTGTCCATCACACTGTAGATCTTTTGTTCCACGCTATCTCGCAGCTGGTAAACCCCATTCAATTGTTCATCCCATACTTGCAAATCCAACCCAGCCCTGGGATAATCAATAATGGATTCTTGTAACTGTTTGATATTTTCAAAAATAGGCTTCATTATAGTTCTACATCCACAAACACTTTACCACCACCTTCTTTAATAAATTCGAATCGTGTTCCTCGTTCTGTGTCTATTGTTTCAGTGTGCCAATACCCCAATGGTTCTAATCCCTCATAGCAAGCATTGACAATACGAATTATTTCATTAGTATTCGTATTGTCAACATCTTCCTTCATTCCTTCTAACATAGAAAGTGCTTTAGGAACCAATACATATTTTGCGTATGCAATCTTCAGATCACCATACTCATCCAACTCTGAAGGATCCACAATATCTTCCAACGCACTTAACTCATCGATCATGGCATCTTCAGTGGGCCACTCATCGGGAATCTTACCAGATTCTATCGCAGCACGAACTGCATCTTGATCTTCTTTCGAAACACCTTCTATTTCCCCAACTAATTCCAACACACCTTCCATCAATGTTTTAACCATCTTCTCATCACTGTCATCTTTGTGAGGAACTTTGCCGTCCTTAATCACTTTCTCCACAATCTTAGATTTACAATGTAAACACACTGCTTCATTATTTCGAAATGTCTTATAGCATTCATTGCATAAATATAGGGTGTGTTTATTGTTCTCTTTGTGTTCCTTGGCAGCCTTTTGAGGTTTCGGATTCTCCGTTTCTTTATCAGGGACATCCCTGCGTGCATACCGCGGATCCTTTTTCGACTTACTGGTTGCCTTGGCTTTAGGCCCATTCAATTCTTGATCAGAATAGTCTTCCACCCCAATCTCTTCAGCCTTCAAATCACATTTCTTATTTGCAGGTGTTTGCTGTGGAACATCAATCAATTCAATATTCACCTTCTCATCAATCAAACCTGCTTTTTGTAAGGCTTTTTCTTCTCGCATTATATTCAATAATCCAACAAATTCCATAGTAAACACTCCCTTATATTTTTAATTTCATTTTGTTTTCGACGAATATAAGTTATGCTTTAAGTAGTGATAGATAACTGAAACTTCTTGAAAGGTAAAAGCATGTCGACCCCATTCGAAACCCTTTTTAATGAACTGCAAACATCAAACCCGGATCTTTCGATCGATGAAATTCTCGATCAATTTCAAGATCAATTGTTTGCTGCAGCTGAACAGCAAGACTAACAGTAACAAACTAAAACTGAGGATTAGGGGTGTTTTTAATTATAGTACCCCTAATCCTTTTGAGTTAAATCAATCAACTCCACCTTATCCCCATTCATGTCTGACCAAAAACATGTACCACCTTTAGCTTCCCAATCAATCAAATCCTTAACACGATCATAGATCTGACCACCACGTGACCAAAACGCCACTTCATGTCTCCGACCCTTTTTGGTTTTTGGTTGAAGATGCACAGGCTGTACACAACCAAACCTCAAATTCAACAGCTTCTGGACAGAATCGGCCACGTTCTTCTCATTCAAAATCACATCCAATACAGCCAAAGCATTTTTATCCTTAGGTAAGATCTTCTTACCGTTTGCCACAGCCAAATCAAATAACCGATCAACACCAGTGGCTGGCAACTTCGCTGTATACTCATTCAAAATCCTCAATAATCTTTTGAACAAATCCAGATCCTTGGCTTCCAAAATCCTTTTACTTCTGCTCATTATCATCATCCTCATCATCAATAACATTGATTATGGTTTCAATTACTGGTTGAGCTTGTCCAATAGTGGGATAAAACACGTTGCGAATCCTACGCAAATTCAATACTGATTCTTCCACTTTATCCACAACTTCTGGATCATCAATTTGTATGGATAGTTGATGAGTTAAATCAAAATCCACTTGAGCTTCAAAAATCATCACTATACCACCAAACTGGGATAAATACCGACAACCAACCAAACACTTATTTACAGGTAAAATACGTTCGTTCAGAGGATTATCAAGTATCTTCTTCTCTAAAATTTCAAATGTTCCTGGGTCAGTTTCCTCATCAAATAGTTGTTCACACAACTTCTCCAATGATTCACCCAACATAGCCAACTTCGCAGCAGGATGGGATGCTGTCAAATCTTCCCGCAATGTAAAACACTGAACCCATTTG